CGTATTCCTGCTTCAGTTCTTCGTTTGCCATCGTGTTCGTCCTTCTCAATGCGCCGGCCCCGCAACCACGAGGCCGGCTTCAGCCATGCGTAAGAGCGCACTACCAGGTGACGCCGGTCACCCACGCGACGCTGCCGCTGCGGCGCATGGCCCAGTTCATCGGCAGCACCATGCGCAACGCGAGCGAGTCGGTCTGGAACATCGACCTAACGGGCGTTGCCAGCACGCCGCTGCCCTGAGCGCCGGTGCTGATCTGCAAGGGCGTGGTGTCCTCGAAGTGCAGCGTCGCTTGGTCCGACACGTCAAATCGCGGCGTGTCCCCCTGCACCACCATTAGGTCGTCGGCGTTGATCAGGATCACCATGCCGGCCGGCACCGTGCTGCTGACCACCACGCCGTAGCCGAGCAGCCGGTTGTTATTGATTTCCGTTTGGAACGGGAAATCGCCGCCGGCATTCTGGGTCAGCGAGATCGCGATCTGCTGCACCGGGTTCATGATCCACACCAGGGAGCCCATCGCATTGACCGCCGCCAATGCGCCGACCATCGCCTTGATGTCGCCGACCAGAGCGGCAAAGCCGCCGCCAGCGGTCGGCGTAAGGCCCGAGACACCATTACGGATGCCGGCCGGGCGGATCGAGCTGACCGCCACGTTGTCGATGAACACCGTGTCCACCGCGACGCCGGTGTCGTCCATGATGAGCTGCCGCAATATCATCTCGATCTGCGGCGTCGAGTGCTCGGCAATCTCCCGCGTGTAGCTCGTAATCACGGCCATCTTTTTGAGGCCGAGTGTAATCGCGGTGAACGCCGCTTGCCGCACCGGGATCGGCGCGCCCTCGGCGACGAACGAGCCGGCTATAGTCGGCGTCGCCTGCCGCGTCGGCATGCTGATCTGGGCGTAGCGGCCGAGCGTCACGTTCATGCCGCGGGCCGCGACCGGCTGGAAGATCGAGCCCGCCATCACCGCGTTGAACCACTCGCCCTGCCCGGTCACCGCCAACTCGGCGGCCCAGCCGGCGGTCGTCGTCGTGGCTGGCGCGGTGGCGGCGCGTTGCCGCCATTCGACGACGGCCTTTGTCTGCTCAAAGTCAGCATAACTGCCGTACAACTCGGCGAGCGCGACTTCGACGGGTTGGCGTTTGGCATAGGCCAGCGTGGTCGCCGCGAAATGCCGCAGGATGTGGTCTTCCGGCGGCGTTTCCTTACGCTTCGGCTGCGCCCACGCCTTTGGTGCGCTCTGCGGCAGTTGCTCGCTCGGCCGAAACACCTGGATGCGCTCTTTCGGCACGGTGATCGGTGCGGCTTCGGAGCCGAGCGCCTTCTCGGCCTCGACCCAGGCGAAGATCTTGTCTTTCACTTCACCGATCTTGCTGGTCAGCGTGGTGACCTTCGCCACATCCTCAAGATCCGGCAGGCTCGCCAACTGGTCTTGTAGCCCGACCACTTCCTGTTGGGCGGCTTCGATACGTTCGCTGTAGTTCATTTTCCTAATTCCAGATTTCGGGTCTCCGTTGGCTATCCCGCCATTGAGCCCGCGGGTCGTGGCGAGCTGATCCGGTTCGGCTATCCCGCCGAACATCATCGCCCGAGTTTCGCGGGAGAGCCCGAGCGCCTTGGCGATCGCCAGGGCATTCGGATTTGCCGGCACCGACACCAAGCTGCACTCGACCAGTTCGGCCTCGGTGAATCTGAGGCCGCCGGACTTGCCGAGCGGCTCAGCCTTGTCGCTGTGAAACCCGACGCTGACGGCGCGCAGCACGCCGGCCTTTACGGCGGCGTGTATCTCGCGCAGCCGGTCGGACACCGGGTCCATCAATTCGAGCGAGCCGGTGAGTTGTCCTTTGCGGACGCCGACATCGCGCCACTTGCCGATCGGAAAGCCCGGGTTGTGGCCGAACAACGCAATGGGGTTCGCGCGGAATCGATCCAGTTGCCAGCCGTCCGGCTCGATCACGTCGCCCATGCGGTCGACGCTGCCGTCCGACATGACAAATTCCAGCGGGTCGTCCGCCGGCGGCGGCGCCGCAGACTCTTTCAGTCGCAATTCCATGTGGATGCTCCGAGCGGGCCGCAGCCCGCGCCTAGCGTGATCGTTAGCCGATCATCGAGCTGTGCTTGAGCAGCGGGATCGTCGTCGCCGCCTTGGCCGCCATCGCGAGCGCGACCATGCCGTCGATCCGTCCGGTGCTCTTGGCCTTCTCCAGCTTGCGGTTGCCGGCCGGGTCCATCACCACGGTGGCGTTCGCCGCGCACATCGTCAGCACCGGATGCATCCCGTGCCGCAACTGCTCTTGCAGCGCGATGGACTCCAGCGCGTCGAGCGCGCCGGCCATGTCCTTGTACCCTTGGCCGCACTCCAGTAGCGGCAGGTTGACCGCGCCGAGTTCGTTAAGCGCGATCTTGAGTTCACCGATGCGCCAGCGGTCGAACAGGATCGCGCGCAGCTTCATCTGGCGGCGCAATTCGGTGAGCCGCTGCGCGACGTAGCCGTAATCGACACTGACGCCCGGCACGGCGGTGAGATAGCCCTGCTGCACCCAGAGGTCGTAGGGCGCGCGGTCGCGCTGCGCCCGCTCCAGGAGGTTCTCGGCCGGCGTCCAGAAATGCGACCACACGTTCCAGTAGCCGCGCGGCCCCTCGGCGAGCAGCACCAGCGCGGTCAAGTCCTGGCGCGACGACAGATCGAGCCCGCCATACACCGCGCCATTCGCAAAGGCGGCCATGTCGGGCTCGGCGCCGTTGGACTGCCACACACTCGCCGAGAACAGTTGCGAGAGCGCCGACACCCGTTGATTTAGGTGCAGGTTGCGAAAGGTGCTCTCGAACGCCGGCATCTTGCCGGCCTTCTCGGCAAGCTTGGCAATCTCGGCGGCATTCAGGAAATCGCCGAGCGCCGGGTTGGCCTTCGCCCAGGTCGCCGGGTCGTCGAGCGGATCGGTCTCCTCGGCCCCGAAAAAGATCAGCTTGGTCGAGGGATCGGCGCCGGTCTTGGCGTAATCGATCAGTTGCGACAGCAGATCCAGTGATGTCGGCGCCTGCGTGCTGATGACGATCGACAGCGGATGCGGATGCGCGCCCATCGCCGTTTCCAGCGAGTCATAGAACTCGCTCCGCGGCCCGCGCACCTGACCAAGCTCGTCGTGGATCACCATCGCCGGCGACAGGCCGTAGGTTGTCGCCGCCTCGGCCGCCAATGCCCGGTAGCGCACTCCGGTCAGCGGCGAAAACAGTTCCTTGGTGCCGTCGCGGATGACCAGCATGTTGGTGTCGGCAAGCTCGCGCGACATGCGCGCCATGTTCGCCGCCAGCTTGTGAACGATACTCGCCTGCTCGCGGCTCTGCGCCGCCGAGTAGACCTGCGCGTTGCGCTGCGCCTCGGGGCCGACGACATGCGCCAGCACCAGCATCGCACACAGCGCCGTCTTGCCCTGCTTGCGCGGCATGCTGACGATCGCCTGCCGCGTCGGCGTGTCATAAATCTGCCGGATGATGTCGCGCTGCCACTCGCGCAGCCGCACCGGCTTACCGACATCCTGACCCTCGGGTACGATCAGATACCGCTCGCAAAAGCGAATGATCCGATCTGACCGAAGTTCGCTCATCCGACTGCACGCAACCTTTTGGCGGTGCCGCCGATCAGGTCATCGTGCTCGGCATCGGCCGCGCTCTCGCTCGCCTTCGCCGCCTGCCGCTCGATTCCGTTCGAAACCGTCAGCCGCAACTGCCGCGAGCTTGTCGTAAAGTTGTTTCGCAACGTCCGAAGCTCGCTGATGAGCGGGCGCGCCTCGGGCGAACCCGCCGGCAACCCGGCCAAACCGCGCCAGCATTCCTCCAAACGTGCCTGCGTCTGGCAATGATCGGCCAACAACCCGAGCGAACCGCCATCAAACCAATCGGCGGGCTTGGACAACACGATTTGCCGCCAAATCACCCTCGCACGAGCCGGTAAATCCCGCGGCGGTTCCTTTTTTTCCCGCCCGGCGCGGTAAAACGCCGCCGCCTTTTCATTCGCGGTTCTCATGGTATAATTGTCCGAATCGTTAAGGGCGAAAAAGAAAAAG